GGCATTGTTATATTATATCAATTACAAAAGGGTATTGCAACCCCTAGTAAATGAATCTATCCTGAGTATTATCTTTAGGTTTAATAAAGATTGATTTTATCTTCTTTTTAAACCTCTGTATGTAGTATTTTATATAAATTACCTTCATCGTCAACTCCTAAGTGTCTGTCAAAAAACTCTGCAGCATGTGTGTGCAAATGTATTCCAGGGTGCCTTCTTCCTTGCCATGGCTGATCAGTGCCAAACACCCAATTGTCTGTATCAAAGTATGGGTTATTGTGCGACTCCTTACACTTTGAAAATAGTCCTGGCTCGTCAGTTAATAAATCATCATCAATTAAGAAGCTTTTAAAGAAATCTTTGTTTTTTAATAACTCAACTACAATTGCTTTTGTTTCAGTGTTGTAGGTAGACCAGAATAAATTGATTCCAGCCCCATGGCAAAAAGATTCCATCGCATACATTGACCATAAATTTTGATATAGTCCATAATATGGGGATATATAATTTTTTGAATCAAATGGAATTTCTACGTACTTATCTCTAATTGTAATGTCCCAATTGTTTAAAAACAAATCTCCCATGGCAAGTGGAACTATTTTCATCCCAGTCCTAAGTGCATGGCTTCCCTCAGACATGTGATATTTTGTGTCATTTAAAAATCTCAATCTAAATAGATCTGCTGCTAATACAATAACATTTTTTGGCTTACCGAATTGATTACAATATAACATAAGGTCTTCTAGATGCCTTGCTATTCCAGTTCCAGGCATAGCCATATTTAAAATTTCGATATTTTTTGATTTTGAAAGCTGGCTTGACCATGTTTGTTCTTCTGGTATGCCTTGACCAAAGCTTGTTGAGCAACCAAACATTAATGTATTTGTTGGTAAATCTTTTGAAAATTCTCTTGCTCTATATCCTAAAGAATTTAAATTATATACCTGAGTATCTAAGATATGGATATCGTCATCGCCTCGACGCAAACCTTTTTCATTCCAATAAAAATCAGTATGGGCTAGATCTGTTTTAAATATATCATAGAAATTATCATGCCCAGAATAAAAATTTTTCAAAGGATTTAATCTTTTATTTGAATCATAAGAATCATGTGTAAACATATCTTTTTCAGACATACTATTTTTTCTTAGCCCTTACCTTAGCAAGTGCTTCAAAGTCTTTTACCTTAGTGTCCCCTAAGTATCCCCAGGCGTATCCATCAGCAATCATTTGTTCATTTACTGATATTTTAGATCCGTCTAAAAATAGCCATCCAAGGATACGACCATATTTTTCTGATGAGTCCATCTTCTCTGTCTTAATGACAACATCTTTAGCGTCTTTAATCTTAGACTTTACATACTCTTTAGCCTCAAGCCCTAAAACCTTTTCGGCTTTATTGGTTGTTCTGCTTTCTGGAGTATCAATACCAGCCAGCCTAACTCTTGAACTAAACGATATGTCAAAACCTAGATCAATTTCTACGTCTATTGTATCTCCGTCTACTACATTAGTTACTTTCTTAACATGATATTCGTACATTACTTCTTCTTCGCTGCGGCCTTCTTTACAGGAGCCACCTTCTTTGCAACTGGCTTACCAAATGATGGGCGACCAAATCCAACTATTGCCACGGTCTGGCTTCTGCGAAGCTTTGAACCATTCTTCTTCTTGTAAGCACGATTCTTAAGGCAGCATTCTCCGCCATTCCTTTGATCGCCTTTCTTATCTGAAGAAGTATTTCCTTCTACAACATCTACTGTGCCGTCTGCATTTACTGCAACAACAATTCCTACGTGAGAAATTCTATCGACACCATCTGATGGGAAATCAAAATAGGCAATGTCTCCAACTTCTGGTGTTGCTACTTCTGCCATCTGCCAAGCTCCTGCTTTAATAAATGCCTGTGCTCCTGCTGGAGTATAGACAGTGTTGGGAATCTTTACGCCAGATTCTGACCCACACCAGTTAACGAAACTTCCGCACCATGGTTGGAAATTAGCCTTTGCAAACTTTCCATATTTTGTTTCATTATCCTTTGGACCCTCAATGGTTCCAACCTCTGCTAATGCTACTTCTACTAATCTTGCTGCTGTGCCTTGTGCTGCTGTCATTTTTTTCTCCTATTTTTATTGTTTTAAATACTTGATATAAATATTATATCATTTTTTATTTTTGATAATAAAATTATATAAATCTTCTGCCGCATGCATGTGCCAATGAAAGCCATTGTGAGCGCCTCTTCCATTTCTTTTTACTCTGTCTGCTGCTATATGAAACAAAAACTCTTCGCTTAATTCCGAGTGGCAGTTAACCTGATTTTCAAGCATCTCATCGGTCCAGGGTTCTGGCGGAACAGTAATAATTCTTCCTTCTACTTCACGCCTAAACCAAGAATTAGCATCTATCCAGCAATAATTTTTATGGTAGCCAGGATATTTCTTTTCAATTTGATGAAAGAGCTGCCCCTGATAGGGGGCATTCCAAACGCTCCAAACAAAATTAATATTGTTTGTTTTGCAATATTGCTCTAGTGCGTCTAACATAATTCTGTCATAGAAAAAAGCAATTTTATTTGAAATTACTTCTGGTGGGGTGTAAGGCATTTTAGAAATCTTTGCCAACTTATCTTCGTATAAATCTGCAGTGATAACGTAATCTTTATTTGAATTAGTGGCATTAAGCATTGCTGCCTGCATAAAAAATTGAGAAGCATTTTGCATTTCCCCTTTTAAAGCAGGATAAGAAAATCTATTCATTGGAAATAAAGCAACAATAGTTTTTGGGTGACCATATTTTTTAAAATAAAAAAAGCATTTTGCTATTTGGCCAACAACGGAGTCTCCACCAACTGCTAAAGAAGAAAAAGTACAGCCTAATTTTTTTGACAAAATGTATGGATACCTAAGATCTTCGGGCAACCCGTCCCCCCTAGTATACGAGTCACCTAAAAATAGAATATCTGCTTTATTTTCAAATGGCTGACTTCGATATCCCAAATTATTTTTAATATATTCAATTGGAATAATGTCTTCATTGTGCGTTGGTCCATGATTAAAAAGGTTTATATCGCCTATTAAAAAATTTTCCCAATTTAAAACGTTGTTGTCGTGCCCTTTTAGCAGGCCAGAGTTCATATCTTTTTCATCCATAAATCTTAGTATACCATAATCTATAAAAATTAAGAGGATGGCTCATGATTTAAAAAATATTCTTTTGGGGAAAATCCTGAGCTAATAGTGTATCTTGGAATTCCTTGAAGCATTGTAACGTGATGCTTATATTTACTATAAAATATAAAAAGCTTGCCAGCGCTTGGATTAAACTCTATATTTAAATCATCAAAGACTAAAGATCCCCCTTCAAATCCTTCATTTAAATAAAGCAAATACACCACTGCATCTTCGGGATCAAAATGTGAACCCATGTCAGTCCCTGGAATCATTTTAGATGCTAATATGTTTGGAAAATGAGAGTAGTCATTTTTATTAATACCAATTTTTTCCATAAAATCATATACCAGGGGGTGCACTTTATTTTTTACAAGATCTTTTAAGTAAGACTGTTCTTGTGATTCAATTTTTTCTGCATGAAAATCTATTTTCATTGTCAGCTGGGTTCTGTGGCCTACTGGTAAAAACTTATCATCTATCTTGTTCAAAGAATCAAATATTTTTTTAAAATCAAGATCTAATTCGCAGATTGCAATATGCTCGTGTATAAAGTTCATAATATAAGTCTACCATTTCTTTTAGTTTTTTATATCGGTGTCCCCAGATGGTATCGAACCATCGACCCGCAGATTAAAAGTCTGCTGCTCTACCGACTGAGCTATAGGAACGTACCCCTGGCTGGGATCGAACCAGCGACCTACAGATTAGAAGTCTGTTGCTCTTCCGCTGAGCTACAAAGGTGTGTGCCAGGTAGGACTTGAACCTACGATTACCGAATTATGAGTTCGGGGCTTTAACCAACTAAGCTACTGGCACTAGTTAGTATATTATATCCGTAATGTGCCTGCCAGTCAATAGCATCTTGCTTATCATTAAGCAATGGCTGTCCTTTTATATTTAAACTTGTATTCAATAAAATTGGCACACCAGTTTTTAAATAAAATTTATTTATTGCTCTGTAAAGACCAGGATGTTGATCTCTAGTTACAGTTTGTACTCTTGATGTTCCGTCTGCATGTACCACTGAAGGTATCTTTTCGGGTTGCAAACACTTGACAGTATATTGCATGTATGGGCTTTCAAAATCCATATCAAACCATTTGTGTGCATGATCAGCAAGAACCACTGGTGCAAATGGCCTGAATAGTTCTCTTTGTTTTATTAGATTAACTTTATCTTTAATGTTTGGATCTCTTGGATCAGCAAGAATACTTCTATTTCCTAGTGCTCTGGGTCCATATTCTGCTCTTCCCGAAGCTACCGCAACAATACCATCTTTAAGAATTCCATCAACAATTTCTTGCACTGGGTAGTTGCCACCCAAGTCGTGACCCAGATACGGATTTTGCCAATCTAAATGCTTTCCATATAAAGCAGCTGCTGCTCCTAAAGAGCTGCCAGCGTCACCAGGGTTGGGCATAATCCAAATCATATCAAAAATTTTCCATAGCAATGTATTTGCAGAAGAGTTTAATGCACACCCACCCATAAATACTAAATTATTTTTTCCAGTCAAAGATTTTGCCATACGCATAAACTGATTCAGCCTTTGCTCGTATACCATCTGTACTGCTGCTGCAATATCAAACCTATCTTGTTCTGTAATTTCTATTCCCCAGTCAGTAATTCCTTTATGAAAATTATATTTTTGTTGATCATAGCTTGGGAAATACTCATCTACCTCCTTGTAATATCTTTTCCAGTCTCCATATGCGGCCATCCCCATCATAATATACTCTTCTTGATTTGGCATTAGGCCTATTAGTTTTGTAAAGGCTGAGTAGAAGAGTCCAAAGCTTACGGGATAGTTTTGCTTATACTTAAGCTTAATCCTTTCTCCTTCGCCAACCCAAATTGTTGAAGTGTTATACTCGCCAATTGCATCTAAAACAACTATGCAGGCATCATTAAATGAACTAGTGTAGTAGCCAGCTGCCGCGTGTGAATAATGATGCTTAAAATAATGAACTGGGACATCAAATGGAAATGAAGGTTTCCAATCACTTGCCCCGCCATGGATCAGCATTCTAGATTTTTTAAGTAGTGGTTTTTCATAATAAGCAATCGCATCTGGTGTGCCGTAGTTTAGGGCGTCAAGTATAATTTCTTTATTATTATACCAATCATTTTTTTGCTTGCTGTATCTTTCTGCGTGTGCTGCAAAAAGAATTTTTCCATCTTTAATTAAAGATACAGATGCATCGTGGGAAGTTTCATTAATCCCTAGTATTATCATTAGCAAAATCCAATTCTACTATTTGCTGTACGTACTCTGAAAAATGCTTTCTTATAGATCCCATTGGCCTTGAGCCAAAAGACTCCCACAATCTTCTATATTCTATTATGTTTTGTAATGTTGTTGGGCACACAATGACCCCGTTATAAATTTTCATAACAGTTGGAAGTGGCACATGTTTAGTGCAACACTTACATTGTTTTGCTAACTCTTGATATTCGCTCATATTATTTGCATCCTGTCCATTACTTCTCTAAGATCTTGAGGCATTCTTGGTGCTCTGATCAGATTATAAGATGTTGTATCTGGGTCATCCTTGTCCCCAAAGTCATTGTCATAGCTCATTGATTCATAAGTGTGTACATTTATTTCTTGATTGTTATCAAACCTTGTTCTGCTAATTGAATTAAATATTGCTCCACATGTAGCATCAGCTAAGTCTTTAGATCCTTTTCTTGGGTGGTCAACTTTGTCCCTCATAATTCTAAGCTGGCACAGCTCATCTATGAGTAGCGGGATGTGTGGTCCGATTAGTCTTTCTTCTGCCACAATCATAGCCATGTCGTCATAATGCTTTTTAGCGACAGACAGAATCTCTGTATTGATGCCATATTGTTTTAGTTGTTGCATCATATCATGAGAGTTCCATCTGTCAAAGGTACATATTGCTATATTAAATCCTCTTGTTTTAAGAGAAAGGATATAGTCTTTTACTTCTGTAAAGTCTACCGATTTATCTTTTGTTGGGGTCCAATATCTTACAGCATCTACTTCTACAATAGGTGCGGGCTGAGAGTAAGTGTCTGTTACTTTAACATTCACCCATTTATTTACATGAGCCATAGTTACAGCACAATGGTCATGCTTCTGAGCTAAGTCAACGTGTATATAATATTTTTTGTCTGGGTCTGGGATAAACCATTCCTCAAGTCTACCAAAATTATCAACTGCAATCGCACCAACATTAAATGCTTTTTCTACTTTTTCTCTTGATTTAAAAAATGCATCTACTGCATCAGGTGGCATGCAAGCAAATCTTGATAGAGCATCTGTTGGGTTTGTATAGAATGCTGTTTTAAAGTCATCAATTTTTCTAACTGGATTAATCTCCCAGGTAGGGCGCTTGATTGCATATACTTTAGGTATCTTATAAGATATGATATGGTCCTCTTCCCATTGAATCTCAAACTCATTTCCTGCTGTTCCGTCAGCCATCTCTTCGTACATCTTAAATCTATGATCTCTTATTATAGTTTCTTTTTCTCCCACGACAGCATCATATCTTTGCTGTATATAATCATTCTTAAATCTAGGGAATGACAAAAGGATAACCTTTCCAAAGTCTGGGAAACGAGAGTCTACAGATGCCCTATACATATCATAAACTGCGCTACCTGTTTTTGCTTGATCGTGACCAGTTGTGTTGTCTATAGCAAAACCAGAAATTTCATCTAAGATAACAACAATAACGTTATATCCTTCCCAAGCTTCTCTTTCTGAGTGCCCTGAGTGAACCGTTATAGCCTTGTTAAACTGAATTTCAGATGCTTTGGAATAGTACTTACCAACAAACCATGGAGACTTGTCTATGCGGCTCCTGAAGCCCTTAAAAAATACGTTAGTTGCTTGTTGGGAGTTGATTGCAATATTAATAATATCAATCGAGTCGCCAGGAGGCTTCCCATAATATGTTGCTGGATCTTTTAAGCATAACAGTAAGTATACTATGTATGCCACGGCAATTGTAGAGCAATAGTCTTTTCCAGAACCTTTTCCTAATTGAGCTACAACTTCATTAGCAGTTTGTTTAAATCTTATGTGACCTTCATCTTCACCAAATAATTTTTTTAAAGTAGACTCCTTATATATCTGAGAACTTTTTTCAATTAATATGTACTGGTATTCTGAAAGTGGTGGCAAGCCTAGATACTTGGGGTCGTTTACAAATGTGCGAAGATCTACTGGCTTCTCTTCAAACTCTTCGCCGTCTAAAATATCAATTAAATCAGAAAAATCAAAGCTCATCTTTACTCATTTTAAATTTTTCTGTATAGGAAGATGTGTAGCTATACCTTATTCCATCTATTGGAGGATTAGTGCCATGCAATATGTCTGCGGCATGTATAACTAAGTCTCCAGGGCTTGGTTTATGTTTCAGTCCAAGTTCTGGGTAGTATATCTCTCCTTGATCATATTCATCATTAAAATAATAAACTAATCCAAATCTTGGATAATTGCCAATGATAAAATCTTCACCTTCAATATATTTTTTTGCTGCTTCCAGGATATGCCCAGAGTTATTTATGTCAACATGCTCTCCATAAGTTACCCCAGAGCTAAGCCTATTAACATTTAAATTAAATACTGGGTCTAATCCTTCTGGGCATATACTAGCAATTTTATCTCTCAGTGGGTCCACGGTTTCTGTTCTTAAAATAAAAATTGCATTCTCGCCATGCCCTACGCTATACCAAGACTCTTCTTTTTCAGATAGTATTAGATCTAGCATGGTAGAGTTTTCTTCTTGACTTAAAAAATTTTTATATAAATATACATTTGTTGCAATTTCTTTTGATCCCTCAAACATTACACAACCTCTGATTCTATTATTACAGACTCTACAATTCCAGTAATTTGAGAAAGTCTTTTTGCCACTTCCATTTTGCACTTAGGGCAAGATGCGGTTGTTTCCTTTAATATTCCTACCAGAATTTCTTGCTTGCGTTCTGTTTCTGCAATTTGAGAAGCTATCTGAGTATTTTCTAAAACACCAACTGATTGAAGCATTGCTATTCTTTTAGTCTCTATGTCTGCTATCAGCTTTAGGGCAGCTGCCTTAACGCTAAGCTGGCCCTGCGTATCTGCGTCTTCTACAGTCTTCCAGGCCTCTTTAATAAGCATTGCGTAGTGTTGGTCTGCACCAGATATTGCTTCTCTGGCACGGTCACGAATGTTGCTGTCATTATGAACAACACCCTTCCACTCATCAATAAACTCTAAAACTTCTTTTCTGGAAAAGCCAGTTGATGTGGCTATCTGTGTTGCAGAGTTTCCCTTTAAAAGTTCTTCTACAACCTTGTTCATACGGTCAAAGTGAACCGCTGGCTCTATTTCATTCATAATTAAATTATACCATGTTTTAGTTGACTAAGACTTATTGGCAATTTTAAGAAGAATTAAATATCCAATTAAATCATCGATATCGTTATCTCCTGGGAAGGCTTGGTCATTTTGAATTCTATTTAATTTGTCATCAATTCTTACACGTATCTGCTCTTTTGAATCCGCTTTTGAAAATATACGAATTGGATCTAGCGCTGAGTTTCCGTATGATATATTTTTCTTTATAAGCATCTCTGCAATCTCTAAACACTCTCTAATGATCTTGTGGCCAGAAGGAGCATCTGTTGCAATTAACTGAAGGTCTGTTATCCAAGCCTGATATCCGCCATCTTTATTTGGGTACTCGCTCATTTTTTTCTTAACAATCCAAACTCTTGTAAATAT